AAGTTCTTCTGCTTAATCTGACATTTGCGATTTATTGTTTATGGGTTGACACTGACATCCAGTTAGTTCATACTAGGGCAAACAAGCGAATGAAAATTCGATTGCAGATAACTTCGGAGTTCGAAAATGATTACTGATGTCATACTACAGTTAGCCCCACCACCCAGTCAAGAAGGTGTAGCACTGAGATATGATTGTCCTTTCTGCGATCATAAAAAAACTCTCTCTATCAAAAATGACAACGGAACTATTCTGTATCACTGTTTCTCTGCATCCTGTGATGTAAGAGGCAAAGTGTCTGACAGAAAAGAGCTGACATTTAGCAAGCCTAAAAAACTTGCTGACAAACCTGTTCCCCTTGACTCACGCAGTTTTGTGCCCCTAGGTAGAAACCAAAAGGCTCTCGACATGGTGGTCAAGCGGAACAGCTATGAAGCTTATCGAAAAGGTATTGCTGACATTCAGTATGATGTTAGGCAAGACAGAGTAGTCTTCATGGTGAAGAAAGATGACAAGGTCGTTGACGCTGTGGGTAGGAAATTATCTGACGCTGACAAAAGACCTAAGTGGTTTCGCTATGCCAGAAGCAAACACCCATTCGTTTGCGATGCACAAACTGACAGTGACAAAGCTGTTTTGGTTGAAGATTGTTTTTCTGCATGTGCTGTTTCTCAAGTCCACACTGGTATTGCACTGATGGGAACAAATCTTCCAAATGACTACTTGACAACCCTCAAGAATTACAGTAAAATAATAATAGCATTGGACAGAGATGCTTCAAAAAAAGCTGTTGAACTAACTAAACACATTAGGTTAGTGGTGCCAGCTTCTTTGACTTTTTTGGAAAAGGATATTAAAAATATGGAATTAAATAAAATCATGGAGATACAATGACAAGTCAAGCGAAGCCACATACAGCACCTACAAAGAGATTTGACAGGCAACTGTTTAATGCAAATGATCCTCAAACAAGAGAGTCAGCAAAAAAATTATTACCACCAAAATTAAAAGAAATATTAGGACTAGATGAAGAGCCTGTCTTAGAAGATAATCCAAAGGCATATGGCATTGATCTTATCTGTGAAAAACACAACCTCAGTGTTGAGGTAGAGACAAAGCATGGTTGGGGCTCTGGTAAATTCCAATGGGGCGACATGCACATACCTAGACGAAAGTTTAGATATACAAAAATAGATGGTGAAGTTTTCTTTGTTGTGTTTAACACTGACAGAACACAAGCTGGTATAATGACGAAAGACTCTGTTAAGAAAGAAAGAGTAGTTAATAAATTCAATAGGTTATCCAGATTACATGAGGATTACATCTCGGTGCCTGTTAAGGAAATTATATGGGTGTAGCATGCAAAATCAATTACCAACAGATTATCAAAATTTTATTCACAAGTCTCGTTATGCTAGGTGGCGAGAGGAAGACGCAAGGAGAGAAACTTGGGTAGAGACAGTTACTAGATACTTTGACTACCTAGAAGAACATTTGAGAGACGAGCATGGCTATCAGATCACAACTGAATTAAAGAGAAGATTAGAAGATAGGGTTATTAATCTTGAGATTATGCCTTCTATGAGAGCACTGATGACAGCAGGACTTGCCTTAGATAGATGTAACGTAGCAGGATATAATTGTTCCTATCTACCAGTTGACAGTCAAAGGTCGTTTGACGAATGTCTTTACATTTTGATGTGCGGAACTGGTGTAGGTTTTTCTGTAGAAAAGAAATATATTGACAATCTTCCCAAGGTAGCAGAAGCACTTAGTCCTACAGAAACTAAAGTGATAGTCTCCGACTCTAAAGAGGGTTGGGCTAGAGGTTATAAAGAACTTATATCATTGTTATACACAGGACAGATACCTCAATGGGATTTGTCTCGCCTACGCCCTGCAGGTGCTAGGTTAAAAACATTTGGCGGTAGATCATCTGGTCCAGACCCACTTGACGATTTGTTTAAATTTACAGTAGAAATTTTTAAAAAATCGGCAGGTAGGCGTTTAAAGCCTATAGAGTGCCATGACATCATGTGCAAGATAGGATCAGTGGTAGTGGTAGGCGGAGTCAGAAGATCGGCTCTAATAAGCTTATCTGACCTTGACGACCAAGAGATGGCTTTAGCTAAGTCTGGTGAATGGTGGAATGACGAAGGACAAAGAGCATTGGCAAACAACTCTGTGTGTTACAAAAATACACCACCTATAGGTATTTTTATGAAAGAGTGGTTAAATCTTTACAACTCCAAGTCAGGAGAAAGAGGGATATTTAGTCGAGATGCTTCTGTTAGACAGGCAAAAAAGAATGGCAGAAGAAAAACGAAATATGATTTCGGAACTAACCCTTGTAGTGAAATAATATTACGACCATACCAATTTTGCAACCTAACGGAAGTAGTAGTCAGAGAGACTGATAGCATAAAAAGCTTAGAGAGCAAAGTATCAGATGCTACTATACTAGGAACATTCCAATCTACTTTGACGAACTTTAAATATTTACGCAAGATTTGGCAAAACAATACAGAAGAAGAAAGATTGTTAGGTGTATCTCTTACAGGTATACTAGATAATCCTAAGCTAGGAAAAGCAGATGACCTGAAGAGGTTACGACAAGTGGCTGTAGATACCAACTTAGGATTGTCAGACAGATTAGGTATACCTCAATCAACTTCTATTACTTGTGTTAAACCATCAGGCACAGTTTCCCAGTTAGTAGATTCTGCTTCAGGCATACATGCAAGACATTCAGCTTACTACATAAGAACTGTAAGAGGAGATAAAAAAGACCCTCTAACTAATTTTATGATAGATCAAGGCATACCTCACGAGGATGATTTGATGCAGCCACATAGCACTGTTGTGTTTTCATTTCCTATGAAATCGCCAGAATCTGCAGTTTTGAGGGATGATGTAGATGCTGTGACACAATTAGAAACATGGAAAACTTACCAAGAGCACTGGTGTGAACATAAACCTTCAGTCACTATAACTGTAAAAGAAGACGAGTGGTTTGATGTAGGGGCATGGGTGTTCAATAACTTTAAAGATGTGGCAGGGGTGTCGTTTTTACCTCATTCTGATCACACTTATAAGCAAGCACCATATCAAGAGATAACGAAAAAAGAATATGATGCTTTGATTAAACAGATGCCAACCCATGTGGATTGGACATTACTTTCTAACTACGAACAAGAGGACAATACAAAAGGCATGCAGGAGTTGGCATGTACAGCAGATGCCTGTGAGATTGTAGATATAACATGATAAGTTTATTAGGCTCATTACTAGGATTCGGTACAAGTTTCTTACCTAGTGTTATGGGGTTTTTTGAAAAGAAACAAGCAAACAAACAAGAACTTTTAATGCTTGAGGCTAAGGCTAAGTATGCATCAGAATTAAGTAAACTAAAATTACAAGAGATGGATGCTCAAGCAGACATAGAAGAAGTGAAGGGTTTGTATAAACATGCTGAGTCATTGGCACAGTCAAACAAATCTTCATTTGTATCTGCTTTACAAGCGTCAGTGCGACCAGTTATAACTTACGCTTTCTTTAGTGTATTTGCATTTGTTAAAATTACTTATGTGGTAATAGCAGTGCAAGCTGGAACAGAAGTGTTACCTGCTATTTTGGAGGCATGGGATTCTGAAAGTCAAACTATTTTTGCCGCTATAATTAGCTTCTGGTTTGGAAATCGTTTATTTAAAGCGAGGAGTAAATAATGGCTGGCGGTGTAGATTTTACACATCAAAAAGAAGGATCAATGTCACCTATATTTCCTTTTGGTCCTATGATGATGCATGCTAAATTACCTATGAATATGGTTAGGCAATTAAATAAGTACACAAACAAGATAGTAAAAAATGAAAAGAAAGCTAAGAAATTAGATCATTCAGATCATCTTGTAGGTAAACTTAAACAAGAAATTTTGATAGAGGCGGATGAATTAAATAAACATTTAGAAACTTTTAATCAAATTATTGCAAATTATGTACAAACAGAGTTGGCTAGACATTTTAAACAAATGGCTAAAGACACTGGTTTTGCTATAAATTATAAATCTGCATGGATTGTTAGGCAGTTTGCTGGAGAGTTTAATCCTGCACACATACATACGCAGTGTGATTTATCCTGTGTAGGATATTTAAAGTTACCACCTGAGATAGATAAAGAATGGGAAGAAGATTACAAAGACCATTACCCTTGTAAAGGTCATATAGAATTTTTACATGGGCAATCAGGTAAAATGCACACACATACTTTTCTTGTTAAGCCTACTGTAGGGGATTTTTTTGTATTTCCTGCAGACTTAATACATATGGTATATCCTTTTTATTCTGATGGTGAAAGAAGATCATTTAGTATGAATATGCAGATAGTACAACAAAAACTAGACGAAGATGGTAATCCAAAACAAGTCATAAGGCATGGAAAAGAAGAAATACAACATGCCGCTAGTAAATGGAGTCTTGACCCTTTGGGTAAATAATAATATACTGCTTCAACCTTTTTAGGAGAAACACATGGAGCCACAGATAATAGCACTACTTTTAAGTAGGGAAAACTTTGAAAAGGCAAAAGCCTTAGTTACCAAAGATATGTTTGATAAGAAATACAAAACTATCTTTGATGCGATAATGCACTACCATACCAAGTATGAGGGAGACTTATCGAAAGACAATTTATATTTAGTACATAGGAATTTATATCCTGCCATGCCAGA